CTTCGGGTGCGGGCTATCCGCTGTCAAGGTCACGTTGCGATATGACGTGTATATGATATCTGGGAAGGCGGGGGAATACAGTATGTTTTCACCAGAATAGCCTACCATGGGTAGCCAGTCCTCAAGGACCAGGCCGGTATAGATCAGCAGATCAAGGATACCGATGTTTGCAGGCAGCCGCATGTGGTCCATGTTGGTGGGGGTCCATATGAACTTGGCGTAGACCCCCTGTTGACGGCGATACTCAAGGTACCGTTCGAAGTCAAAGCTTGGGTTGTAGGGCACATAGGCATGTGTCAAGGCCATTAGCTTTCGCCTCCCATCTTCTGCCCATAGACATAGAAGACCTCCGCGCGCCCATGGTCTCCATGCTCTACAACGACGCCAAGGACATCATACATCGCTGTAGCATGCAAAGGTGGCTGTGGTCTTGACGCTGACCCATCTGCGGTGATCTCATAGACTCGATCACCTATCCTTGGGATCCTTGTAAGATCCTTGGTTACCTCTACGGCATAGAGCTTCTGGGAGGGATCGTCCATTCCTGCCACTCCATAGAGCGGGTCGGCCCCTCTGACTGGCATTCCTTTCGTAGCACGGGCAAGTGTTACCAAGGAGCCAGGCCGAGAGATGGCCCGTACCAAGACATCATCATAAAGCCACTTCGGTCCGCCAATAGCTTCCTTTCTGTTCGAATCCCAGTACTGGGAATACTGACCAACTCTGAACATTCGGATAACAATCCACTTACCCTGTGATACTGTCCTATGGTCACCTCTGGTGAGCGCACGAACATGATGCCTGAGATTTATCCATCGTGGCATTACCGATACACCCCATACATCTTGGTCTGCTCTCCACGGAGCTCACTGAGATACTTCCCTGACTTGACACCAATGAAGGCCCCACCGGAACCACCGACGGGCGAATCAGGTGGAATAGATTCTCTGATGCACTTCTCAAGCTCCTCAGCGATCTTGTCCCAGTTGTTGTCAAAGTATTCAACCTTGACAGCAAGAAGAGACCGGCTCTTGACCCCTCCCATCAGCAGCATGCCTCTGATGAAGAGATCTCTGAGAACCATGCAAATAGTCAGACGGTTTACCAGAATGAGATTCTGTGGTGTTATGACAGTCTGATACACGTCGCGGACCCATAGAGACGCCTCGAGGATCAGCTTCCATATGTCATACTCAGTGATAGTAGCATCCAAGTCTACGTCCCACCCGGTGATACGCTTGAGAATCTGCTCTGGGGATGCGTAGACTGGACTAAGCGGTCCCATGAACCTAAAGGTATGTGTCTCTGCATCATACCCGCGGCGCGTAGTGCCGCGCACCACTCCTGGTGCTAGAGTGAAGATGTACTCACGGTTTGTGGTAGTAGTCAGATCGTCCGTATCAAAGATGACTTGACGATCACTTACTACCACCCCGCTACAGTTGATACGACGATCACCAAATGGGTCAAGGTCAAGGGGCAAATCTGTCCATCGGCCATTGAGCGCATTGGTTGGAATAGTGATTGCTGGATCGACAGTGTCATTGTAGAGGCATATGATTCTTGCCAGTGTATCTACACCAACTGTCTTATCCTGTGGGAATGTACTTACCAGTGCTATCGGTGCATCATCCCCTTGGTCGGCGAAAAGGCTATGGGATGGGTCTCCAGTCTCGTCAGTAGGGTCACCATCCCTCCACAGATCTACCTCCGGAGTAACAACCGGAGGTCCAGTCTGTGGCGCTACTGTCTCAGCTGTCTTGAAGCCAAAGATCACGTTTGCAGCCAGCGTATCGTTGTCAATGGCTCGAATGCCAGACGTCCCACCTACGATAATCATGATGTAGTGGGTCAGAGGCTGCAGAACGGCTGTTGGATCTATCTGAACGATAGCCCCAACCTTGGTTACAGTCACTGCCATGAACTCATAGAACTGACTTCTGGTCTCGTTGGTCCTATATAGTTTGAAGAAGTCAGAGTCAAGATACGACCCCTCTATCTCCTTGCTGAACTGGACAAACAGACTATGGTCCAGATAGTGTCCTGTAACGCCATCTGCCGGCGTCGTGCTGACGACAGTAATTGCCATTTACCTACCCCTTGAGGGAAGCCAGCTGACTGGTCAGCAGATTGATCCTGTTCGGCCTGGCCTGCCCTTCCTTCTCAAGCTCGAGAGCAACCTCGAGGGTCTTTCGGGAGAAGGTGCGGCGTGCCGCTTCCATGAACTGATGATCCTTGTAATCAAGCAGCCGGCGGGCAGCCGGCGCATACTCCGAGGTCAGCCACTTGGTATCCACGGGCTTTCCGGTAACGAGTTTGTCGACGACGATAACCCGCCCCGTTCGTATCCCATTGAGAACAAACCTGACTTCCCGATCCGTCAGTTTCGATCCATCAACCTTGGTGCTGAGCTTTCCGGTGAAGGCATTGAGTTCAACCTTCCCGGAGTCGATCTTCCAAAAGACCTCTCCAGGGCCAAGACGCAGGACGAGCCCGGCCTTGACGTGGTCGACGGTCACTTCCTGTGGTGCCATGATTGGTTTCTGGTGCTTCACTGTTGGTTCACTCATGTCTGCAGTCCTCCTACTGGGTCATGAATATTGGGCCTATTGTACCATAGTGCCCATAGACAAAACAAGGGGCCGACCCTGTTAGGAGCCGACCCCTTGGAAACTTCTATGCGGTTCTGCTTACACCCTGTTGACCGTTGTGTCGATCGGAGTGAGCGTCACGCTGTTGACGTTGTCAAACGCATACGTCTTGTCGATGACGACGTTCCGAGCGACGGCCACCGCACGACCCTGCTCCCGCAGCGCCATGCCATACCGCTCGCGGATCTTGATGTAGTTGATCTCGCGCTCGATATCGGTCCATCTTTCCATGGTGGGATTCTCCTTCTGGAGGATCAGGCCACCCTTGCGGCTGTCTGCGAAGATAACGTTCGTCGCATACTTGCCGGACGAGGGACCTCCGCTGACCTTGTAGTAAGGTACCAGCGGGGTGACCAGGATCTTGAAAGCCCGGTCGACGTGCTTGGGCGTCGTGTAGTAAGTAGCCCCGAAGGGTGTCAGATTCGGCCAGGCATACGGGGCCACGCCGAGCTTCTGGTAGATCGGGTCTACCGTGTTCCAGTTGCCACCACCGACCGCGCCAGGGGCGAGGGAGGGAACGCCGTTCCCGCCAAACTTACCCCATGGAGTGCCGAGGCTTCCCCAAGGCATGGGATCCCAGCCAGGATTCGCATTGCCCTGTGGCACGTACTGGACCCCGCCGTCCATCATAACTTCGCGGATCTCAGCGTCGCGCGCCCAGAGCGCCCACGCGAATGGGTGGATAAGAATGGTGTCGATCATGTAGCCTCGCATCTCCATCCAGGCGAGCAGGTTCATGATGTCATCCAATCCGAGGGCACCATTGGGATTACCATCGATGCCACGACCTGTGCAAGAACCGAGCGGTACGTTACCCGCATCGGCGTTATCAATGAGAGTGTATCCGCACTGCTCATTGAGCATCTTGACGCACAGGGTTTCCTTCTTGTTCAGAAGTTCCTCTGCTAGGGATCTCACCGTGTAGGCAAAGATACCCCAGTTGTCAGACTCGAGCAGCTCGCGAGTGCCTGCCACCTTCGCCCCGTACTTCTTGATCTCGAGGTTCAGGCGGTAAGCCTGGTCGCTTACAGCCGAGCTGGTTTCTGGGTACTCACTGCCTTCCGGAACTTCTTCCACTTCCACCCCACCGAGCGTACGTATGGTCACGTTGATGGCGTTCCCCGCGTAGGGGATTGTGTCAAAGAGGTTCGCGGATACGAGCCGCGAGGGAACGATCCTCGACTTCATGAGGATCTCTGTCGCAGCGTAGAAGAGCTGCGGAAAGTCCTTGGACATGAGAACTTCCTTGATAGCGACTTTCTCGCCGGCGAGCTTGCCGGTCTCGAAAGCACTCAGGATTTCCATGATGTCCGCCATATCGCGCTCGGCCGCGGCCTGAACCACTTCCGACAGATATGTCTTTCCATCCTTGTCAAAGGGGCTGATCCCCTCCTTCTGCAGCTCTTCGGCGGCGATCTTTACCGACTCGGACGCATTGTACGAGTCGAGATATCGCAGGGAACCTAAAGCTGGTGTGAAGATCTTACTCATTGCTTTAACCCCCTTATACCAGGATACCGAAAGCAACATCGAGCTGACCGATGATGATGCTTACGTTAGCGGTGTTCGTCAGAAGAGGCTCATACATCACCTTCTTCACATTGTCCTTGCTGGCAGCGTAGGACACCGAAGCGATCGCACTCTGCTGAAGGATGGTTGTGATGAAGTTGTAGAGACGAGCCGTGAGGCCGCCAGTGTCAGTGCCCTTCATCCCGGAACCGGGTATGGAGTCGATGACTTCGTCCAGGTTCCATGGTACGCGGTTCCTGTGCTCGAGAATCTTGCCGAACTTCTGGGCCTGATCCGCGCCATCGAACTTGGTGAACTTACCCTTGATGTCTGGCATCAGAAAGTCACCGGACTGAATGACGGATTCGAGAGTCGCAAGGTCAGCTTCGCTGAACCATGCGTACTGGTGCTTCGCATCGACCGCTGCCCTGATCGCTGTCAGAACAGTGGCACGGGCGCCTGCACCGTATACGCCGATGAAGGGTATGGTCAGAACGCCACCGAGGGCGATGCTGTTACCATTGGACCCCTGACGGGCGTCGTAGTTGAGATACCGGAGCCGCATGTCACTGAAGACCTTGTGGTTCACGATACCGATTGGCCTGTTTGCAACCCGTACATACGGATCGCTGGCAGCTTCGGCAACTTCGCCGGAGAGTGTCAGGATGCCGTACTTCCCACAGTTGGCCGTATAGCCGTCGTTCTGGTCGGCTCCGCCATTGGCGGCGACGATCAGTCCAGCTATGTCCTTGGGGTACATGTAGTTGATGGGCTTCTCCAGATGGCTGCCATCAACGCCGATGGAAACGTACTGATATCCGTCTGTGCGGATACCTGCGGAGTCATCGTCCGCAGTGTACGCCCTGGCGTCCTTGAGAGGAACGACGGCCACAATGGTGCCCGCAGGCATTACCACCGGCCACTCCGCATCCATGTCGATATCGACGGAGGGGAGTGTTCTCACCGGGTAGTAGTTGCCTATGGCTTCTTTCCCATTGTAGCGGTACAGGTCCTCGATGCTGTTGAGATAGCTCAGACTCTCAACAGACTTCATGGGCAGCTTGTTGGAGAACTGACCACCGGTCGGGTTGTAGAAGAGATCTGTACTCATTTCTTCACCTCTACCTTAATGATTTCGCCTGATCGCCGAAGCGATCGAACGGCCACCCAGCGGATTGCCGCTCATCTTAGGTGGCATGCCGTTGCGCAGCCTTGAACCAAGAGCTTCCCGTATTACGGTCTGACCCTCAGGTTTATTGGCATCTTTGGCACTGCTGCCTGGTTCACTGCTTCCGTCAGAGTCCTTTGGAGGATCGGTCTTTGACCCATCATCCCCGGACTTGCCGGATGTATCTGATCCCCCGTCCGCAGGCGTACCGGATGGTTGATCGTTGGTCTTTCCGCTATCGTCTGCGGATGCACCTGCTTCTCCTGCACTACCATCCCCAGCTGGCGCTGCCGGAGGAGATACCTCCCCGGCACCATCAGGGCTAGCGGCAGGATCGCTCGTTCCACCATCAGGATCTCCTGTGTTGGTATCGGGGTCTGTGTCGCCTCCTGGAAGGGCCGAATCAGGAGGTGTTTCGCCAGGACCTTTGCCCTGTTCGTCATCACCTTCCTGTGGCTGGATATTCCCAAGGCTGAGATCGCTCTTGAGCTTATCGAGCTCATCGATCCTATCCCTGAGTGCAGTGGCAAGAGAAACAATGACGTCGTCTTTCTCCTTCAGCTTTGCCTCATACAAGGCAATAACCTGACCAATCGATTGCTCGGTTGATTGGGTTGGTGCAGGGGCAGAAGCCGGGGGAGTCGATGCTTGTGCATTGTCACCCATAGTGTCACCACCTTCTGGTTTAATGCTGGCTGATGGATGGACGCTCTTTCCGACTTCCTCGTAAACGTGCAGGTAACCAAGTGATGGTTCCTGATCGATTACCTGGTACTTGTCGGGTGCGCCCTCACCTTCCATGACGTCCATTCTGCGAACAGCAGCGTAGATGTCAGAGGGATTATACACCACGGAGTATTCCCGGAACAACGGGTTATACACTTCTGCCATGCAGATTGCCCCATCGTAGTCCTTGCCCGGAGTGTGTCCACACTCTTCATCATACATTGACTTCCCACAGATTGAACATCGGTAGTCATTATCGGCAACCCGTGCACCCAGGGAAACTGTCAAGAGTCTCCTCGACCGCAGGGCATCGATAGCATTCTGTCCACCTATCATCGCATCGTTCGGTATGAACGTAGCGACCTTTCCGTAACCAGTGGACAATCCCGAGGGAGTCTCTGTCGCCCTACGGGAGTATCGTGAGAATATGTTGGAGCCAACCGAGAGAAGTGTGTGGTCTCCCGAGGAGAACAGACCTCCACCACCCATCTCATGATGCATGAGGAAGGGAGTGAGGTGTGGCTGGAAGAAGGACATAACTGCCTTGTCCATGCCCTTCTCCATGTACTTTCTGTGGTTGGAGTTCTTAAGGCCTGTGTGGAATACCTCAGAGACTACTACTGCACCAGGACCAAAGTCATGCTTCTTGATGATCTCGGTCGCTATGGCAATAAGTTCGTCGTCTTCCTTCTTGGCGTACTTTGGAACTTCAGCGCCAGGATCCAGGCCATAGTTGACTATGCTTAGTCGCATTCATTCACCTCTCGACCAATATTGTACCCTTATGCACGGGTTCGTGCCACATCTTTGCCTCATGCGATACTTTTGGCAAGGAGCGCAAGGGCAGCATCGATCTCTCCGCGGTTCGCTAGACCGACAATGTCAGCCACGTTCCGCTTGCTCACGCTCATATTCTCACACATGTCGACCACAACTGCAACGATTTCGCTGTAGCTGATGGCTTTCTCGTTGTACATATGGAGGAGTTCCTGAAGGACGTCAAGACCCGCGAACTCTTTCCCGGTGTCTCCCTTGAAACACTTGAGGCTCTTGGCCTTCCGGTAGATACACGCCCTGATCTTGTTCTTGTCCCCGGGACCCTTGTATCGTCCGAGCAGGCTTAGCCCAGCCTTAACATGCTTGCAGTCTGGAACAGGAAACGACCGATTTGGTCCACAGAAAGTGGACGAGGCCAATCCCTTGCGCTGCTTCGCAGACAAATGGGCGTCCTGTGTGTTAGTAGTACTCATAAGTAACCTCCTTAATCTCTACGAGAACCAGGTCCTGCCTTGGTTCCATGCTGATTCGTTGGTTGGTTCTGACTCCGGGTCTTTGCTGACACTGAGCCCGTACTATCGCCACCAGCAAAGGCGTTTACGGGACCCGCTTCCTTGACAGGAATCTGAACCATGTTGACAAACAGATCGTTCTCGGCTCCATCACCAATAGGAGAGAACTTGAGCATTCGTCTGGCTTCTGGGTGCGTTATGATATTGCCCTCCCAGAGGTTGATGATGTCGTTGTGACGGGCTATTTCCTTCTCAAGGCGCATCTCGTTGAAGATCATGCGCACCTTCATCTCCCCTGTTTCGTCGAACAGATCAGGATCCTCGTACGTGGTCTCAGCCCTGACGAGCAGGTCAGGAATGAGATTGAAGTTGATTGGAGCAGTGAGTGCGGATGCCAGATATGTACAATGATCGGCCAGGGCATCATCTATCGACTCGGCCGTATTCCTGTTGGCACTATTGCCCTCACCAACCGATATGGGGGAACTTCCCGACCCCATGAGAACTCGGTTCTTGAAGTGTTCAAGGTAGGGTACCAGATTGGCTACCCCACTCTGCAGGTTCACTGCAGTCACTTTCGTACGGTGGTCGGTAGTGATCATACCATTGGGGGCCATGTTGATGATTGCATCATTGACCCCGCGCACTTCGTCTGGGCTTGATGGAAGCTCGTCGGTGCCTACCTGGGTATGCAGAAGAGGTGACCCAAACTGAAAGCACAGGAGCTCAATGGTTTCCTCTATAGATCTGAGGGTCATGATATCATCAAGCATCTGAAAGCATGGGGGCTCTGGGAACATCTCGTCCCCGGGGTCAGCCATGTAGGCAATCATGATATCCTCAGCTGGAATGCCAAAGAACGACCCTCCTATCATCTTCTGGATTGCTTGGGCGATCACGCTGAAACTGCCGTCCTGTACTCCTACCAGTCTCCCGCGATCGTTCACATAGAACAATGCATTGTGAGGCTTGATAATTCTGAGCTTGGTAATTCTGTTCTTGCGCTTGTCATCAATGGCCATTTCGTCTTTGATGCGTTCCCTGACCTTCTGCAGGATCACAACCCCGTACTTGAGAAGACTGATGGCCGCAGAGAAGAGAGTCTGATCCAGAGGCATCATGCTGTCCATCTGGATGCGAGCAATCTCCTTCTTGAGGGTACCAAGGATCTCCGTGTCGTCAGAGGAGAATCCATATCCATTCCTCATCATAGTCTCAACCTGTCTGATCAGAGATCGTGAGAAGTAGGACTCGCGGTTGTAAAAGGCATCTATCCTGTCATACATGAACGGGGAGCGCACCATCGTGATGTTGGAGAAGGTCTTCGAGGTAACCTTCCGGCGCTCCATGATGAACCTATTGAACTTCCTTCCCGACGGCCGGTGTTGACCGAGCATGTCGCTGAGGAGTACAGGGTTGAACTCCGGCATGCCTGTCTGTCGTGTGCTATCTTCAGAGAAGATACGCTGAGCGAGAGCCGGCACGTTCGTTTGGATCTCTGTGTCATATAGACGGTTAAGCTTGCGCAGGTCTCTGCGCTGGCGAATGTTGTCAAGCAGTTTCATTGGTCGTATCCTGCCCCCTCAGTATATCAAAGATGTACCGCATAGACTCCTCTATTTCGCTCACCTTTGTGCCCGTCATCTCCTCCATCATGACAATAAACTGATCCATGGTGACTATTTGTCCTGTAATAGGATCAACGAACCTGGATACTGAAAGGAGTGGGGCATTGATTGCATTGCTGACAATCTCCTTGGCGGCTGGTCCGAACTCTCCGAACTGACCTGACATACCGGCCTCAAGGCCATCCAACATCTCCTGATCCTCGACGGTGAAGGTCGTAGACTCGGCCAGGAGAGGCTTGCTGTATTCGTCAAACTTGGCAAGGTTCTGGGGTGACCCAGCGACCTCCACAAGGAACTTTGCCCTACCATACTCATCAATGATCTCCCGTCTGACGATCTTATTGATCAGATCCTCAGGATCGTAGCAATCCCTGAGATTAAGGATGAGGTTAATGACAGCCTGTAGAAGCTTTGACAGAGCCTCAAGAGACTTCAGTCTCATCCTCGTCAGCATGACATCGTTAAGAATGACTATGTCAGGAAGAGTAAAGTCAAGGACCCTCATGATGGAGTTAAGTATACCCCACTTGAGGTTGCCAAGCAGACAGAGCAGGAACTTGAGGAACTTGTCGAATCCAAAGCATTCGTTGTTGATCATATGACGAATCTCTGGGATTGTTTGCAATCCAGCGAGCAGCTGATCCAATGGACCGAAAAGGATATCCAGGAACTCTGACAAACCATTGGCAATGGTTACCTTGATCATCTCCCACATCTCGGTAAGAGGAAGCGTAAGACCGGCAAGCAGGATCTGTCTCTGCATCTTCCCAATGAAGATATCGAGGATCTGCTTCAGAACCTGCAGGAGCTTGACAAACTCCTGGAGATCCTTGTTGTTGCGAAGGTCCCTGGCCCATCTCAGATGTAGCTCTTCACGGACAGCATCACCGTCTTCCTGATCAGGGCACCATACTCCCTTTGTGATAAGAGCCCTCCATATTGACGCTACCGCCACAATAAGGTAGATGAAGCAGCAAAGCTGTTTCGAGGAACCCCACTTGGAGAGGTCAGCAACCATACACACCATACGGTCAGCAAAGCTCAGTATCTCATAGAGGACGTTGTCAAGTTGCTCCAGGAACTGGAATTGGGATCTTCCAACGAGTGGAGTACCATTGTTCTTTGGTAACCATTGGCCAGCAGCCTTGTTAACTGCCACGGTCATTCGCTCCTCTGGAGATCTGTTGTCCGTATCCTGCATTCCAAAGCAATCCCATGGGGCCGTTGGTTTCCCTGTGTGCTGATACAACCGTTGGTTCTTGATGGCACTCTGGACAGTATCCGTCATTACGGTACCAACATCTGCCGCCTCAATGGTCTTGGTAAGTACCCTGACATTCTCAGCTCCAAAGCCCATCGTTCCAGTAGTGGATTGCCTGGTCTCAAGATACCTGGCTACTTCTTGGGCAGCAACCCGCTCATACTCGTTAGGCTCGATGTTCTTGTTCGTGGCATTGTCGACCGTACAGATGGTCCGTTTGCCAGCGTAGTCTGGATCCATCTCCTGTCTGATCCACTTCTCGAAGCATGAGCTCTGTATGAACGAGAAGACGTCATTCTCTGTTATGCCAAAGAAGATTGGCTCCATCACACAGCAGTTGATCTGCTTGAAGTCCATCTTGCGCCATTGGTCGTGGTCGCACTTGTGCGGTGGCTTGCTGCGAAGACTGCACTTGTATCCAACCAACTTTAGGAGCTGCTTCTCAATCTTGTGTAACTGGTCGGCGATCTTATCACCTATCTTCCATTCGAACTTGAGCCTGACCTTCATGATCTTCTTGTTGATACCAAACTTCAGCTTTCCCCTGAAGAATCCACAGACCCAACCCACTGTGTAGTGGACAGAGATCACATGAGCCATCTTCAGGACTATCACAAGCAGCTTTAGACCGTACATTACCTGCTTCAGGTAGGAGGCATTCTGAAGCTTGCTCGTGACCTTCTTCTTGAGAGCATCGGCGTTGAAGTTCTTCACATCATCAAGATAGGGTTTCTCCTGACCCTTGGGGTCATATGCTCCAGCAACCCTGAAGATACACTGGGCCACATCTGCGGGCAGCGTGTATGCAGGATCTGTTGGAGGAAGTGGCTCTCCTGCCGAGTCTGTGAAATGGATGTCAGTAAGATCCGTCAGGAGTCTCAACACATGCAGTGGTGCGTCGCCCACATATAGGTCAAGATCCTCGATGGTCTTGTCGAGAAGGAACTCCGAGCGTAGTCTGATCTCAGCAGCTATGCGTCCATATTCTATGAAGCGCATCTCGAATGCGGTAAGGGGGTCTGGAACATCCTCTTTAGGGATGCCAAGATCCTCCAGGATGGTATCACGCACTGCGTGCTCTGCTGTGATCTCATCTGGAATGTTTACCCGCTCCCTGATTGGAGCCTTGATGTCCGGTCTATAGAAGAGTTCGTCGCGTTCCGCCATATAGTCCTGCCGTCCTTGATCTTGATTGGCCTCCCCGAATTGGCCCCAGGGAGCCTGTAGCAATCCTGGCAACGTTCTGAGCTGCCTGTACGCTACGCGATTCCCTGACAACGTCATAGAGTTCTGCTGTCTGTATGTTTAAGTGCGCACTCTGTGGTCTCATCTGCAATGAGTTGGAGAAGATATCATAACCGTGGACACAGAACTGAAGTGCCGAGAGTGAGTGCGTATTGTCTGTATACTCAAAGCCACCATCACGCTGGTAGCCCTTGCGACGGAAGTTCCTGAGCTCCTTGATAAGTCCGTCGCGCTTTCCCTCTTCCTCCTTTGGAAGTACGAGGGACTCTTCCAAGTACTTCGCGAGGAGTCCAACAATCTTTGTCTTTACTCTCACGACAATGGTATTCCGCCGTCGACCGCCGGTCTCAGGAGAGTCATATTCGACAACCATCTTTTCCTTCTTGGTTGAGTCAACAATGTTGAGCAGCTTTGATGGCTCTCCGCCTACCTTGGGAAGCTCCTTCTGGAGGAGTTCGATCTGGGTCTCTCCATATCCTGAGTCTACAGAGATTACAAGATGCTTGCCTTCCTTGTACAGATTGACAATGCGCTCAACTGATCGTGATTGCGTATACTCAGCATATGAGATACTCTCATGACGAGTAACCCATGGTCGTCCAAACATCGTACATATCTCGATGATCCTGACGCCGTTCTGGGGATTGTTCCAGTCTACTCCAAGGTATTTGGATCCGCGCTCATACTCAAGTGTCTGCCTGAGTTCCTCCATGGTAAGATACCGCCCGGCAAGGGCGCCCCGCATAAGCGCTTCATCTATGGCACTACCCTTGTAGACAGCGCCCTTCGCCTCAGCCCACTCTGCGAGAACCTCGAGCTTCCATGTGACTTCATCAAAGATAAGCTCACGAAGACGGGCTTCAATCTGTGGCCAGTTCTTCTCAAGCGTTGATGGTAGGTGATACTCTGCACCGTTCTTGTTCTTTGGGTCAGCACACTTGTCGCAGAACTGTCTGAACCATGTGTCCTCAAGACCGGACGGAGTAGATGACGCCCAGATAGGAATGTTCGGGTTACCTTTGATGATACCATTGATGACAGGCCATGCCTTGTCGGGAAGGTATTCAGCCTCGTCCACATAGATATGTGTGGCTGTCTGTCCGCGAGCTTTGTCTGGCCTCTGTTTCATGAAGAAGAAGCGTATTACGGACCCAGTCGATGCCTTGATCTCATAGTCATACTCTGGTTCCAGCGCATCGCGCAGCTTCTTCCTCGTCCCCAGTCTATAGGATGTCCTGAGCTCAGAGCCTCTGATGAGATTCTGCATGATCTCAAGCATACGGTTCATGTTCTTCTTCTCTGGGACAAAGATCAGTATTACCGCATGCTGGTTTATGCCAGCACAGTGTAGAATATCAACGCACATGTGCACGGTCTTTCCCTGCTGACGACCTACGCGAGCTGCTCGATTGAGAGATCCGTCACGTAGCAGGGCCTTGAACTGATCCCTGCATTCAAACTTGGTCTTTCCCACATCGGGATCTGTCAGATAGCTTTCTGACCAGGTGACAGGATCGAGAGACGCCTCAAGCTCTCGGATGTCCTCATCAGTTGCCCCGTCTCTCTTCAGTAGTGCGATCTGTTCGGGGGTGAACTTCTTGACGATTGCAGGCATGCCTACCTCTATGGTGTAATCATGGCATATATTGTAGAATGTACCCAGGTCAAAAGACCACTCTGGAGGGGGAATGAGGAAGCTCGGACGATTCAGTAAGACCACCGGAAGGTTCGGTTCCCAGAAGGTGAGGAAGTACTTCACGACTGGGGCCAACCCTGGAGTGTTCTTCATGGGGAAGGGGGCCAGGTCTACCACAAGCCGGTTGACCAGAGCACTCACTCGCTATGGGGGCACAGTGTCAACAGCAAAGAGACTTGGACTTGGTGCCGGTCTTGCCGGCATAGGTGCTGCTGCACTTGGAGCCACTGCGGTATACAAGCTCTCAAACTTCAGAGATGGTCTCGCCCGCGGTCTCTTTCCCAATAGCTCCATGCCCATGGAATCAGGTATGTACGGCCATCGAACGTCGTCTCAGCCTGCCGGAATTGGCGGACTAAGGTTCAGCTTCCGCAGGGGGTAATGAGTGGCACTCTTTTCCGCATACAACGGTGAGAATCTTGCCTACAACATAAGGGAGATGGGTAATATTCGCTCAGATCCCTACACGCGTCAAGACTTCGAAGACGCGATGCCTAGTCCTACTTCAATTGCAATGCTGCCTCTCAAGCTCAGCCTCTATGCAAGTACCATAAGATCAGCATGGTATGGAATGGGCTACATAGGCAGCACAGCAAATAGGTTCAATCCTAACCGCCTCAAGTGGCGGTATCGTGCAACAACAGTAGATGGCCTCATTGGTGGTACCATACGTGCCATTCAGAATGGTACGGTTCGTCTGTTCAGAGGTGAAGCGTTCACCTTTGGTAAGTGGAAGACGATGAAGAACAGTGTCAAGTCTATGCGTGATGCATTCGTACAGCACGGTCTTTCCCCGCTCACCGCAGGGAAGTACCCAGGAACCATGGTGGGAATCACGAAGGCCACGAGATCTTTCAGGCCAAAGGAGGGTTTCAAGGAAGTCAGGCGTCTCTTCATGGAGCACACCGGAAGATCTGGCCCCGCAATAGAGAGCGGCCAGCGAACCAAACCATGGTCAAGGATATATACACCACAGGGAGAGACAGCATTCATGGCTGCACGAGGAACATGGTCCATGGGTCTCATGGATCGGTTCTATCTAAGTCCAAAGAACATCAGTTCCAACTTGGAGTCACTGCTTGAGAAGGGCGTCTTCGCCGCTGGAGATGATGCGCAGGGAATCTACAAGGCTCTCTCAACTGATAATGCCTTCGCACAGAACCTTGCCAGAGAACTATATGCCGGGGATCTGAGGTCAGTTGCACACCAGAGAGGAAAGGCTGACATCATTGAGCGCTCTGTCTGGGGCAAGACCAGAGCTGACGCAATGAGCCGCAAGCAGTATCGTCAATACTACAGGGATGTACTGAAGGACCGGAAGACCACTACCCTGTGGGATATCATCAAGGGAGAGAGTAGAACCAAGGGGACCTTCTGGGATAGACGTAAGGGATTCTTTGTTGGCGAGAACAGAGTACGGTTCACCAGGAACATGACTGGTGCCCGTCCGTTCATGGGCACGAGGTTCACCTTCTGGTGGAACCGTGCAGCATACGGAAAGCTCTATGGCCAGGTCGCTGAGGCAGCTATGCGAACCATGCGCGATCAGGGAGTTCAGAACGTTGCATCTGCCGCAGTGAGAGAGGCAGCTGGAAACATAGCATCCACCGTCGTTGGCAGGGTACGCCTCGCAAAGCTGGTACGTGGCGTGGGGATTGCCGCATATGCAATTCCCATGGCGCTTCAGGGAGCCATGAGTGCATACAAGACCGCCACTGAGGTGGTTGCCAGAGCAGCACCAACCATGAGGATGTTGACAAGAATGGAGTTCGGCACAGGAGAAGTACTTGATTCCGCCAGGATGGCTACCGAGCGCCAGAGGGCGGTGTCTGCAATACAGAATGCCCACATGAACGCCCGGTACCTCCTTGGCAACGAGGCATCACTCTACCATTAAGGAATAGGCCGAAGATGCGCCGGGATGGGTCCTCCATTATACTCTGGAGTCCCATCTGATCTGAACTTCCTCGAAAGAGAATGTTTGCGTCTGAAACGATTCACGGTGTACCGATCAATGCCCAGGTATTTGGCGATAGACACATCACCCCAACCTAGAACCATCAGATTTGCGAGCTGTGCCCCGTGTTTCACCTCCGCCTCCTGGAGACGTTGTTCTAACGATCCCTCAGGCTTGTGTAGCAGTCTGGCCATGCCAACCTCCGAATATATAGTTGCTCCTATCCGCTCTCCCCACCCGACGGGGTATCTCTGTCTCCATATCAGTATGAAAGCTACGATACACAATGTCAAGCAATAATTGAACTGTGAGTTGTATTTGTTCACCTGCCTCGGGTAGAATGTTACAAGCTATTCATTAAGGGGGACGCAATGGGACAAACAATGGGATTAAAGATGGTCAGCTACGACCAGGTCAGGGACCAGGGGATGATCGCCTTTCTATCGAAGAAGGGGAACATGAAGACAGTCTCGATTCATCGGAAGACATTCGACCGCCTGATGTCGGGGGAACTCGACCGCAGTACCGAACCAGGAGAGACACCATCGCTTGACCAAGTGGATCTTCGTGAGGCCCTTGTCAGCGAAGTCAAGAAGGACTATAGCCAGTGGTTCGATACGAACGCGAATAGGCTGTCCCAGGAGGCATGCAACGGTGCAAGGTAATCCTGGTGATACCACTACCAGTGGGGAAGTACAGAACACCAAGGCAAAGCCGCGGAAGAAGAAGGCCAAGGTCGTTCTTCCCCAGCGCAAGATGGGAGCCAACAGCATCAAGGATAGGGTGCCTGTCAAGTCAAGGCTTGTGGCTGTTGAGGGAAAGGATCTGCTCACAGAGCCAATTACCCTCACACAGAATTCCATGCAGCCATTCAGGTCAATACCTAACCCCGATGATGTGATGCCTCACGACCAGATTGCACCCAACATAAGGGAGGCAATCATTACCAACTATGGCGAGGAGTTCTTTCGCAATAAGACCTGGACAGTTGGCATCATACGGAAGCTTACGAGAGCTATCTCAACACCAAGGGAGAATCTGACGGGCGCCCTCGCCCAGATCTGTGGACCAAAGTGTGCGTACAAGGACCTCTGTCCTCACGATATCGTTGGACGTGCTCCTATCGGAGACAGATGTCCTCAGGAGATGGCTCTGATCTCACTTCTCTATAATGAGTATATGTCGTCTGTCTCTGACCGGTTGCGTACAGATGTTCAGTCACTGAAGGAAGATATCATAACGCACAACCTTGTTATGGGTCTGGTAGAGGCAGACATTGTATCTATGAGGCTGGATGGAACCATTGCTTCTGAGGGCTTTATTTCCCTTGCTCCAGCCGTTGTCAACGAGACCACGGGTGAGTTATATACCAAGGAGGAAGAGGCGGTTGCTGTCCGTATCAAGGAACGGGTATATCGCCGAAGGGACCAGTTGTACCGCCAGCTCCTGGCCACGCCCGAGATGGCAGAGAAGTATCGAAGGAAGGAAGGAGCAGATCCACTGGCAAAGACCGCGTCACTCCTTTCCAGACTGGAGCAGTTAGTTACCAAGGTGGAGAGCAAGCAAATCACAGATGGAGAAGTTATAGGCGATAGCAATGTCGCTGATCGAATCCCTCAAACCGAGTGACCACACTCAGCAGAAGGAGTGGATGAAGTACGACAGGTATCTTGGTCGTACAATATCACCATCCTATATTGAGAGTGTCGCCACCTGTCCCGCCAAGGCCTACTTGGAGAAACTCACCAAGTCGAGCTATGACGCGTTCGTAAGCATCGCTGCGGATGCCCAGGGCTCTGCCGTGCACAATGCACTTGAGCAGGCCTTCAACTTCCTTCAATCAGGAAAGTCAAACTGGAAGTCAGCCATGAGCAAGAGCAAGGGCACCTATAACCCTAGCTCAAAGCAGATAGAATATATGCTCCGCAGGTCTCAGACAAGAGCGGAACTCTCCCTCAAGCAGCACATTCCCATCAATGACCCATCAATAGGAAAGATGCAATCCTACATACATGATGTCATCTTTGACTATGGCAAACGGTATCTCGACGACGAACAGGTCTTCCTCGGATCGGAAATGAACGTCCAGACGAGGGGTCTGAAAGCTGGGGCACAGATAGGTGGTAACCTCGATCTAGCTCTGTACAACGCACGCACCAAAGAGATGGATCTCATCGACTTTAAGTACGCCAGGAAGAAGGGGGCTGACATTGGCCACGACTTCCTGAGTGTTATGAAGCCAGGAGCAATGGATGCACCTGAGCAGCACATTCAGCCCAAGATATATGCGTACTCATTGTTGGAGCGCAATGCGCAGATTGAGAAGATCCATTTCATGTATGACATCTACTGGGACTTCGAGTCAGGTACGAAGAAAGGTAGACAAGTGGTCAAGGGTAAGAATCCATTTACCCGCCGGGACATGGCTAGTCTGAAGGCTGAGCTTTCTGACAGAGTGTCAGAAGTTCTTACTCATGAGCGCCAACTATCTGCCAGCCTGAAGCGCGCAAGAGGATCCAATGTTCTCAGAGCTCTGGCCCAAGTACGTAAAGGAGCATGTAACCCAGCAGTATGCGGATCCTGCCCATTCAAGTATCAGTGCTCTTTCAAGAGCTTTGTCGAAGAGGCCAGGTATAAGGCAAAGGGAACGGGTGGTGAACTGTTTGCAGACACTGAGCTAAGGAAGCTCTCTCACCTCGATGATCGACAGTTCAATGAGCAGATGAGCAAGCAGTACAGTGAATTCGTCAACGAGAAGAAGCGTATCTTTACCGTTGACCGAGTGAAGCAGCTTCGTAGTGAGTTCCACTTTGACCGGCGCACTGCCTACGATATTGCCAAGGTAGAGGCAGAGGAACTAGGGAAGTCATACGAGAACATGCGCTATTACAAGCGAGGTCAGTTCGTTGACTCTCTCGAGAAGGGAGCATGGGCGGCAAGAGCAAGGCTACCATACAGTTTGCTTGATCCAGATGCACGAGCATCATGGATGACTACAACCATTCAGCGCAATCTCAAGGACTACTCAGAGGAACACGTCGAGCGTCTTGCCAAGGACTTTGATGTGCCTGTGAACCTTGCCCGTGAGGTCGTCATAGACAACGTCTACAAGGATAGGAACTTTGCTGCCCACCTCCATGGAATGGTAATGGATAATACCATAGAGGTTCTCAGGCAGGAGGGTATCTCTCTTGGAAAGTACGAGGGACAGCTGACCTATGACATGCAAAGGGACGTTGGCAAAGCACTCAAGCAATACCACCGTACGATCAACAGAAACGTGGCTCTTACAGTCCAGGGCGCACTGGATCAGGAGTTTGTCCGCTATGTGATGACAGTGGATCAGGAGAAGATCAGATCGTTGATCAATGTCGCTGAGCGACAGGATATCAAGGCTATCACTAAGGGATTGGTAGACATGGGTCTTATCAAGTCTGACCCTGACAAGTTTCTGTCTCAAGTTGCTCAGTCAGAATCCTTTGGGGCAGTCATAGAAAGATCACGCCTTGGATCACCAAAGTTCCCACTTGGGTCTCTGATGATCGCAGGCATGCTGACCTACATTGCCGGCGCAGAGTCTATCTCTCGGATAGTCGGCAACAAGATAGAGAAGTTCAAGTTTTACTCTACACATCAGGATGATCAGGTAGATGACGGAACCCACTCCTCAGTATACACTGTGTCACGACGACTCCTCTACAGTGACTTTGGCTCTTCGGTCCGTTTCGTCATGCGAAGAAGCAGCCAGGTTCTCCGTCATCTACGTGACTATCGTGACTTCATGAAGGATGCAGTTACTCTGCTCACTGGGTATACCTCAACCAAGGCACAGGGGTTTGCCGTGCATATGGCAAAGGCCATGGGGGTGGGACTGGAGAAGTCCGTCAAGTCCTTGGTAACCCTCTCTGATAGCACCATCAAGGAACCAAGGCTCTTGCTTGCAGGAACCGCCGCGGCCGCTGGGTTCTTCGCAGTCATTCCACATCTGGCAACCGACCGAGAGATTCGTAACCGAACGGAGGAACGCCGGAGAGCTTTCAAGGCCATCAAGAAAGCCAAGTGGAATAGTTCCTCTGGGGATAGGATAAATGAGTCTCCCCTCAGGGAGGCCTACCGATCATTCAGCCCATTCGGGTCCGGACTGTTCCTTGAGGCAGCAGCAAACTTTATCGCCCCAGCCATGCGTAAGATAGCACTCATGTGCGAGACTCCTCTTGGGAAGAAGAGCTTCGTTGAAGCTGCATCAATGGTCAAGACCCATCTTCTTGAGGCATGGCAGGGTATGAAGCATCGAGCCGAGGATGTCTATGCCCAGAGTGATCTCAGGACAGTGCTCAAAGATCTCAGGCACGACATCGCGGAGTCCCATTCCAAGAGGGTTCTCACGACAGGCATCGATGTAGTAAGCAACGCTGCACAGAAAGTCAAGGCCACACTGGAAGAGTCAAAGCTCCGACAAAGGATGATGGTCTCTTCACTTGACAGAGCCAAGGGGCTATCAACCAGACTGAGAAAGACAGGTGCAGATCTCTCTGAGAAGGATCTGAAGAGGACCCTCGGGAAAGCAGCATCTGAAACCATACACTCGGTTGATGAGATTGCCATGGCGTTCCCAGCAGGTGCCCCTGCCGTTTCAACTATTGCAGGGGCCGGCACTATGGGAACAGAGCGGGCCCTGCAACATGTGCATACTCAGTATAGACAGAATGCATATCTCAGGGAAAGAGGTGGGGTAGATCCTGACTACTACCAGTCATATAGGACAGAGACAAACAGAAAGGACGGAGTGCAGTACCAGTATCCAAGGCGGCATCCAAGGCAACCTGTTGACATGAGTTCTCTCATGGAAGGCAGTGGAGTTGAATCACCTGGTATGCTTGACCTGTATACAGGGGGCGCCCGGGAGATTGATCCTGGCGTTGGCATAGCATCTGGAGGAGCATCTGCGCGACACATAGCGATGCCCGCTTCACAGAGACGCGCCAGGGTGATGAATGTACCACACGTCATCGAACCCGGGAGAGCGTTCGACGCCCAATGGGCCGATACTATTGGCGTCAACCGATTCGTAATGAGCAGGTCTCGGACGAGAGGGTCCTGGTACACGAATGGGAGCAATACACTCCAAGCATTTCATGAGGTAGTCCATGGGTATCAACGGTAAGGCAGTAAAGGAACACTATCACGTCTTGATTGCGTATGGGGATCTTCACATACCCCGCAACAATAGAGGATATCAGAGAATACTCCTCGACATTATTTCAGACGTCCAGCCCGATGTTGTGCTCGACGGTGGGGACATCATATGCGCGGACTGTCTCTCAAAGTACCTCAAGAAGCACAGTCAGCTAGTTGGCCTGCAGGAAGAACTGGACGAGGCATACATGTGGATGGTTTCTATCAACTCCACGGTTCCTTCGGCACGGAAGATCATGCTTCGTGACAATCACTTCTGGCGAAGGCTCGAAGACAAGAAGAAAGGTGAGCTCTGGCTCGAGAGTCTCAAGGCGGCCGGCGGCCGTCAACTCCTGAGGCTCGAGGAACTAGGATGGGAGGATATGGTTGAATACCAATGGAGGGATCAGCTGCTTTTCGTCCACGGTGATGATAAGGCAGGCAGCCAGGATTGTCCAGTGAACCGAACCCGCAACATGGTGCGCAACACCGGACTCAGCATCGTGAGATTCCACTCCCACACCTCAGGAGTGGAAGTAAGAAGACACATGTCAAAGGAACATATGGCTATCCAGCTTGGGGCCTTCGAGGATCTTGACCACCCAGATATTTACATGAAGCACCCGAAACTGTCAAACTGGTCAACATCATTCGGGGTATTCTATCTTCCACGGGAGAAAGGCGAGAACTTCCAGTTCGAGCCAATCTTCTTCCGGGGAGGAAAGGCTGTCTTCAATGGAAGGGCATATGGACTCTAGGCTCTGAACGGCGAGGGATGCAAGATGTTCTGGTCGACTATAGAGAAGACCAGAGGTCCTGCGCTCTCGGGCGCACCATTCCATCTCTTCTCCGTCTTATCGAGAAGCATGTTGAGGACAAGATGCTCCGCATGCTTCCATATATCCAGCTTGGCAGTTGACCTAATGGCAATTATA